CAACCTTTAAGTAGTTAAAAGAATGGTAATCCTGCTTTTTGAGTAACTTCTAAATTACTCTTGATAATTCCATTGATGATTTCTCTTTCTTGAACACCTAAAAATGATGCTTCGTCATAAGTTAATCCACCTCTCATATACCAACACATACGAAGTGTTTCTTCTTTTAGCCTCTTAACTTCTCGTTCATAATCTTCAACGAGTTTTATGATCCCATCACGATCAAGTGTTAAGAGGCGCTCTCGAAAAAATTTGCGTAATCAAACTTTATTTCCACTGGATAATCTGTATTACATTCTTCACAACGTACTTTGGGTTGTGGTAGTGCAACCATTTTCATAGCCTGATCAAATCGATCCCTGATTGCTTTGATAATTTTATTGTCGCAGTTGTCATAGAAATCTCTGATAAAGGTTTGATCTTTAACTCTTGTTCCATCCTCAGTTTCGATATATTCAGTTGCAGATGCAATGATGTCTAAATTAATTCCAACCATCTTTTGTAGATGACTGTTAAACTGTTTCATCTTTTCATCGTCGGGAATATTTTCATTTTGAACTAACTGTAAAATTCTTTGTTCCTCAAAGTTTGCAATATTAGTTTTTGTTGAGTTCTGATAGCTTGCTGGTCTTAGTTTAATTTTAAGATTGTTGATATCTAAAGTTCTATCAAAATTTGGTTGACCAATTGAATCTAAAACTCCAGTTAAATCTAAACTATGTCGATTCTCATGTTTACATTCTTGATTGGGACATACTGTATCAACATCCATATTTTGCCCGTAACTTGCAATTCTTATTGCAACAAGAATAGAGTCAATGTCAACACTTGGGCACTGCCAAGCATCTTTAATTTGAGGACAACAGCTTTGAATAATGTCTACTACGCTTTGTCCATTAAGCAATGCGTCTGGTGTTCTAATTGTAATCTCATCTCTAGTAGTCATTGGGTACACTGCAATTTGATTATTCATCGTTAATTCAAGTGTGCCATCTGGCCAATAATGCCCGCTACTTGGCAGTGTTAGATAAATTCCGGGCTGTCTAAAATGTTTTGCAAGAGGATTCGTTGAAGGATTTGACATTATTTCTGTCCTATAAATAGAATGTATCTATATTTATGGGTGCTAAAAACTGGTAGAAAATAATCCATGGCTGATCTCGAAGACGATATGAAAAAATTTATAGACAAGCTTAGTAGCATGTTGCCTTCTGAACGGATGTCTGCATTAAAAATTGCCACTGAAGCGTTGGATAAAAGTTTAGAAAAAACCAGAACAAGAGCAAATTCATTAGCTCAAAGTTTAGAAGATAGTAATAAAGGTGCTATGGCTTGGACTAAAGCCAGTAAAAATTTCAATAGTGAGGTTAACGAAAGCATAAGAATAATTAAAAATTCTAGTGCTAGTCAAAAAGAATACACTGAAAAACTTAAAGAATATGCTGAAGAAGTAACCAAAGGATTAGATCCTGATCTTGCATTAACAATTCAAAAAAACATTGAATCTACTGGAAAGTTAGTTTATAAGCAAGAAGAATACGGGAAGATATTAGAAGAAGTTAAAAAGCCACTGGGTGCTTTAGGAACTGCTGCTGGAAATATAGTTAAGAGTTATCAAGCAGGCGGAAGCCAAATTGGAGTTGCATCAGCAGCATTACAAGGTGGATTAGATGTTGTAACTAACAGTGCAAATGTAGCTGGTAATGCTGCTAAATCTACCGGCGATGCTATGATGAATAGCAGCAATAAATGGACTAAAGGATTAGGGTCGTTATTAAGTGTTGCTGGCACTGGTCTTAATGCTTTTAGTAATACTTTATCTACAGTTGCTAAAGCAGTATTGCCAATATTACAAACAGAACTTGAAAAAGCAATTAGCAATTTTCAAAGTATTAGTAGCACTGGTGCTGTGTTCTCAGGTGGCTTAACTGAAATGATTAAAATGTCTGGTCAAGCAGGCATGACACTTGACATGTTTGGTAAAGTGTTAAATCAGAATAAAGAAGCATTTGCTTCTAGTGGTCTTGGTATGGCAGGTGCTGCTAAGAGATTTAGTGAAGTTAGCAATGTTATGGGGGATAAAGGTTTCAAAGGACAACTATTAAATCTTGGTTATAGCATTGAAGAACAAGGTGGATTGGTTGCTGATACATTTAGAAATATGCAACGTACTGGTCGTTTACAAGGTGCTAGTGCTGAAGATATTGCAAAGACTTCTGTAGAATATGGTAAAAATTTAAGAGCAATCAGTGATATTACAGGACAAGATGCAAAAGCTAAAATGGCTGCTGCACAAAAAGACATGGATGCTCTCGACGTTCAAGCAAAATTATTAAAACTTCAACAAGAACAACCTGACGTTTACAATAAAGTTCAAGCTCAGTTAGCAACTATGCCTGAGGAAATGAAAGCAGGCTTCTTACAAATGTTTACTGGTGGAACAATTACAGATCCAGCAACAAGAGTATTAATGGATCGAGTTCCTGGATTAGAAGCTGCATATGAAAAAATGGTTTCAGATGCAAATAATTCATCAATGACAGCAAGTCAAGCTATTGAAAGTACTAAATCTGCACTTGCAACAGCAAGACAAGGATTTATTGAAAATGCTGATGCATTAGCAGACATTGGTAAAGCAGCAAGATTAGGTGCAGGCGGAATTGCTGCTGATATTCAAGGATTAGGTGGAAAGTTAATTGGTGGACTTGCACCATTCACTGAAGCTACTACAGGTGCAGCAGAAAGAATTAATGCTGCTGCTAATACACAAGATAAAGCTACACAGGCTATAAATGATGTAATTCAAAAGAATATTGAACTTGCAACACAAATACAAAATCAAATATTAACGCCAAATGTTATCGGAGCATTTGCTGATACTGTTGCTAAAGCAAGTGGTGCGGTATCTGGGTTAATATCTCAATTTGCAGGAGAAAAACCAAAAGCAGCAGCCGGAGCACCAACAGCTGAAGATAAGTCATGGGTGGGTCAAAAATGGGACTCGATGATGAATTGGATGAAGCAGCCTGGAAACCTGTCAGGTGCTTTACAAGTAGGAGCAGGCGCTGCTGGAATTGCTGCTGCTGCTGGCGCACCAACTGTAATTGGCGGTGTAACTATGGGTGCAGTTGCTGGTGTGCTTCAAGGTTTGAGTATGCTGTCAGGAGCATTGGGATTTGCAAAAGGTGGTATTAGTACAGGCGAAGAGACTGGTTACCTACAAAAACTACACGGTTCAGAACTTATTGTTCCGTTAACTAGTGCTAGTCAATTAGATATTAATTCCAATGGTTATAAAGAATTAATGAATTTATTCAGCACCAGTACTATAACTGCTGGTTCTGCAACTGCTGCTCCGGCACAAAATACGGGTAATATGGAAGCATTTGCAAAAAGCCTGTCAGATAGTATTTCAAATGTTGTTGGTAATATACTCCCAACAATAGCAAATCCAATATCGGCAATTAGTAAAGGCATTGATTTACTAGCTAAAACTTCAAATGAAGGCGACTCAACAAAAGCAAGTAATGTTCTAAGTAACTTACCGCAAAGCCCAGTTGATACAATTATGAAAACCCTTTATGAAAAAATTGAAGTACCAGTAGCTAATAAAGAAGAAACAGCTCAAACTGTTCCAGCTGCAATTATAGCACAAACTGACAGTCAACAACAGTTGTATAGTGATATGCTAAGTGTAATGCGAGCAATGAATATAAAATTAGAAGATATGATTGACCATCTTAGAGATGTTTCAACACACACAAAAAATACTGCTGATGCAGTAGGTTAAAGTAAATAAGATATAGGATCCTAAAAATGTCGTGGAAAAAACATTTCAGAGTAGTTACAGATGGTAGTATGAGTCCGGTGAATGGCTCAACTGCAAATTACAGTTTTGGATACTTAGATAGCCAAGCACAGTTTGCTTTCCGTAACTATCAAGCAATGCTTCCAGACGTTTATAGCGGACATCCTAATCGTATTGACAGATATACTCAATATGAAAACATGGATCTTGACAGTGAAATTAATGCTTCATTGGATATCCTAGCAGAATTTTGTACACAAGTTAGTGAAGATACAAAAACAGCATTTGAATTTCATTTCCATGAAGAAGCAACTGAAAATGAAATTAGCATTTTAAAAGAACAACTAACAAGTTGGTACAGCTTAAATGAATTTGATCAACGTATTTTTAAAATATTTAGGAATACATTAAAGTATGGTGATCAAGTATTTGTTCGTGACCCAGAAACTTATAAGTGGTACTGGAGTGAAATGAATCGAGTTAGCAAGATCATTGTTAACGAATCACAGGGTAAAGTACCAGAAGTTTATTATATTAGAGACTTAAATCCAAATCTACAGAACAGTACAATTACTCGCATGCCTGGACCAAATGACACATATGCATTTGCTCCTTATATGGGTGGCAGCAGAACTTATACTGCTGGTGGTGAGTTGTTCAGTCCTAATACTCGTTTTGGTGCAGGTAACAATGAATTTCCGGTTGATGCTGAACATGTAGTACATTGCAGTTTAACAGAAGGCCTTGATGTTAATTGGCCATTTGGTGTTAGTGTATTAGAAGGTGTGTTTAAAGTATTCAAACAAAAAGAATTGCTTGAAGATGCACTATTGATCTACCGTGTTCAACGTGCTCCTGAACGTCGTGTGTTTAAAATTGACGTTGGTAATATGCCAGCGCACATGCAAATGGCATTCTTAGAGCGTGTTAAGAATGAAATTCATCAGCGTCGTATTCCAACACAAAGTGGCGGCGGGCAGAATTTAATGGATGCAAGTTATAATCCATTGTCAATCAATGAAGATTATTTCTTTCCTCAGACAGCAGATGGTCGTGGATCCAGCGTTGAAGTATTGCAAGGTGGTCAAAACCTAGGTGAAATTGCTGATCTATTATACTTCCAAAACAAGTTATTTCGTGGTTTACGTATACCATCAAGCTATTTGCCTACTGGTAAAGATGAGTCAGATCGTGCTTATACAGATGGCAAAGTAACAACTGCGTTAATACAAGAGTATCGTTTCAATGAGTATTGTAAGCGTTTACAAAAGTATATTGCTACTAAATTTGACAATGAATTTAAGTTATTTTTAAAATGGCGTGGATTTAATTTAGACAACAGTTTATTTGAATTACGTTTCAATGAGCCACAAAACTTTGCTGCTTATCGTGAAATTGAACTTAACAGTCAACGTATTACTTCATTTGGTGGTCTTAAAGATACTGAATATCTCAGCAAGCGTTTTATGCTTAAGAAGTATCTTGGACTTACTGAAATGGAAATGGCTGAAAATGAAAAGCTATGGCATGAAGAGCGTGGAACTGCTGAAATGATGAGCGCTCAAGGTGCTGACATGCGTAACGTTGGTATTACTCCAGGTGGCATTACAGGTGATCTTGACACCATTGGAGATTTATCAGCTGACGCAGGAGCTGGTGAGGACCTTCCTGGAGTTGAGCCAAACATCAGTCAAGGTGGTGCTCCTGGCGCACCTGGCGGAGCACCAGCACCAACTGCCGCCGGCGCTTCAGAACCAAGTTTGGCTATATAAATAAGCTATAAGGTAATACTAATATGTTGCTGGCTGAAATGTTTCAAGAATACAAACCCGGGTATCAGGACTTGTCTCAGGACAAGAGTCAGCAGAAGATTGAAGATTTGCGTAAGACACGTTTAACACTTTTGCAGATTAATCAGCTCCGTAAAATGAATGATCAACGCACAGTTGAATTCAAAGAGCATTTAGAAAAAGTAAAACAGATGTATGGTCAAACTGCTGCTCCACCTGTTTAATACTATATCTTTCTAAAATCATTCAAAATATACCTATTTAACCATCATATATTATCTACGCTGTAAATAAAATCACAGCATAGAATAACCTTTTAGGAGAGATACATGCGAAATAAGTTTGAACAGTTGATTGAATATATCATCAACGAAGAAACTGAAAAGGCTAATGAGCTTTTCCATAACCTCGTTGTTGAGAAGTCACGTGACATTTATAATGATCTTGTAGCAGAAGAAATGGACGAAGAAGTTGATGAAGCTTTTGGCGAAGCTGGTGACGACATGTCTATGGATGCCACTGATGACATGATGGGTGATGTCGCTGCTGACGAAGAAGGCATGGACCACGACGACATGGGCGGCGACATGGATGACATGGGCGGCGACGACATGGATGACATGGGCGGCGAAGACGGTCTAGAAGATCGTGTAGTTGATCTTGAAGATGCTCTTGATGATCTCAAAGCAGAATTTGAAAAGCTAATGAGTGACGAAATGGATGAACCAGAACATGCTGATATGCCAGAAGAAGGCGTAATGCGTGAGTATGTTGAAAAGGTTGCAACACCTGGCAATACTGAAGGTCAGGGTGTAGGCGCTGGATCAATTGGTGGTTCAACTAACAGCAAGTCAACAGTAGCTGGTAAGAACGACATGGGTGGCACAGCTAAGAACATTGCACAGGGCGGCGCAGAAACTGCAACTGACGGCAATGGTGCTTACAAGAAGCCAAGCAACCCATACACAAAGGGTGAAGGCAAGGTTAAGGGTGCAGGCAGTTTTGAAAATGTTCCAGGTGCAAACGCTGGTAAGACTTTCTCAGGTGCTAAGAAGCCAACTAACAGTGAACCATCAGGTGTTAACAAGACTTCAATTAATTTGAAGTAATAAGGAATATAAATGAAACCTTTTTTGATAGAAAATCTTAGCTTTGATCAGGCCCAAATTGAAACAGTAAAGGTCAATGAAGGCAAAGACCTATACATGAAGGGTATTTTTATTGAAGGTGGGGTACGCAATGCTAATCAGCGTGTTTACCCCGCTAATGAAATCGCCAGAGCAGTAGGCAATCTAAACGAGCAGATTAGTAAAGGTTATTCTGTGCTAGGTGAAGTGGATCATCCCACTAATCTGCGCATCAACCTTGATCGTGTTTCACATATGATCACAGAGATGTGGTTAGATGGCGCAAAAGGCTGTGGAAAGATGAAGATATTACCTACCCCAATGGGTAATATCGTACGCACCATGTTAGAAAGTGGTGTGAAGTTGGGAGTAAGCAGTCGCGGTAGCGGAGATGTTAATGAAGGCTCAGGCACAGTTAGCAACTTCGATATCGTGACTGTTGATATCGTAGCACAGCCAAGCGCACCCAGTGCTTATCCAACAGCAGTTTATGAGGGTCTCATGAATATGAAGGGTGGACACCGTGTGCTTGAAATGGCAAAAGACTTAAACAATGATCAACAAGTACAAAAGTTTCTTGCAAGTGAAGTAGCAAGATTAATCAACGAATTAAAGATAAAGTAAGGTTCAGGAGAATTAAATGTTCGAAGCACTAAAACCATTAATTGAAAGCGGTATCCTGAACGAAGAAACTCGTGAGGTTCTTGAGTCAGCTTGGAATTCTAAGCTAGACGAAGCTCGTGACGCTATTCGTGCAGAAGTCCGTGAAGAAATGGCTAATCGTTATGCACACGATAAGTCAACAATGGTTGAGGCTCTCGATCGTATGGTATCAGAAACACTGTCAGCAGAAGTTGCAAAGATTGCTGCTGAACGTGATGCCATTGCTGAAGATCGTGTAAAGTTCACTGAAGCAATGATGAAGAAAGCAGCTGGATTTGAGGATTTCCTCAATGAAGCACTTGCTCGTGAAATTGCTGAACTACACAGTGATCGTGCTGCTATTAAGGCAGCTACTAGTAAGTTGGATGACTTTGTAACAGAAAGTCTCCGCAAGGAGATTGTTGAATTTGCTGAAGACAAGGCAGATTTAGCTCGTGCAAAGGTGCAGCTTGTAGTAGAAGGTAAGGCAAAGCTGAAGGAACTTAGTGAGAACTTCATTAAGCGAGCTTCAGTGCTTGTAAAAGAAGCAACTGATAATACCCTACGTACAGAACTCAAGCAGTTAAAAGAAGATATTCAGGAAGCAAAAGAAAATAATTTTGGACGTAGAATTTTTGAAGCATTTGCAACCGAGTTTACTGCAACACACTTAAACGAACGTGCTGAAGTAAAAAAGATGCAGTCAATTTTAGACCGCATTGAACAGCAACTTGTTGAAGCTCGTGAAGCAGCAGAAGCAGCTGAAGCTATTGCTGAAGCTAAGTCAGCTGAAGTACAACGTATTAATGAGTCAATTGAGCGTGATCGCAAAATGACTAATTTACTTGCACCACTCAGTAAAGAAAAGGCCAACGTCATGAAGCAGCTCTTGGAGTCAACTCCAACAGATCGCCTCGAGGCCGCTTTTAAGAAATATCTAACCCCAGTGATGGAAGGTAAAGCCTCTGCACCACAAAAGACTGTGATTGCAGAATCTAAGACTGAAGTAACCGGAGATAGAACTACCAAAACTGATTCAAGTGTGAATAACAATGTAATTGAAATTCGTCGCTTGGCAGGCTTAACTAACTAAAAAAATTGGAGAAAGTTTAAATGTCACAAGAATTACTAGAAGGACGTTGGGGTGAGACTAAGAATGCATTGCTTGAAGGTCTAACCGGCAACAAGAAGACTACAATGGGTGTTGTACTTGAAAACACTCGTCGTTATTTGACAGAAAGTGCAACTGCTGGCGCAACTGCTGCTGGTAACGTTGCAACACTAAACCGTGTGATCCTCCCAGTGATCCGTCGTGTTATGCCAACTGTTATTGCTAACGAAATCGTTGGTGTTCAGCCAATGACTGGTCCAGTAGCACAGATTCATACTCTACGTGTTCGCTATGCTGAGTCATTCACAAGCAATGCAAGTGGTCAGGCTGGTACTGATACTGCTGCTGGTGATGAAGCACTTAGCCCATTCAAGATTGCCTCAGGCTATTCTGGAACACCATCAGGTGTAAACAGTGCTGATGGTAAAGCTGGATTCACAAGCGCAATGGAAGGTACTCCAGGTCGCAAGCTAAACGTACAGATCCTAAAGCAGCCTGTAGAAGCTAAGACTCGTAAGCTCAGCGCACGTTGGACTTTTGAAGCAGCTCAGGATGCACAGGCAATGCACGGTCTTGACATTGAAGCAGAAATCATGGCAGCTCTTGCACAGGAAATTACTGCTGAAATTGATCAGGAAATCCTATACAGCCTACGTTCACTAGCTGCTAGCGAGTTTACATTCAACCAGGCTACTGTATCAGGTACTGCAACATTCGTTGGTGATGAGCATGCCGCTTTGGCAGTGTTGATCAACCGCGTTGCT